AAAGTTATTGCCGCTGGACGTAGATGTGGTAAGTCCCGTCTAGCAGCCACTACTTTGCTCATTGAAGGTCTTAGATGCCCCGCTGGTAGTGCGGTTTTGTACGTAGCCCCCACTAATGGCCAAGCTCGACAGATTATCTGGCATGTCTTAATGGAAATCGGACGAGAGGTAATCTCTGGAAGCCACATTAACAACATGGACATTACTCTAGTCAATGGAGCTATGATCTATGTACGAGGGGCTGATAGACCGGATACCTTACGAGGTGTTTCTTTAACATACGCCGTTTTGGACGAAGTAGCGGATATCAAACAAGAAGCTTGGGAGCAAGTTATCCGAGCTTCTCTAAGTGATAAAAAAGGCAGAGCGATCTTTATTGGCACTCCAAAAGGACGTAATTGGTTCTATGATTTGTTTAAGTTGGGAGAGAACGGAGACGATGAAGATTGGAAGTCCTGGCACTTCACTACTAAAGACAATCCTTTAATAGACCCAAAAGAGATTGAGTCCGCAAAAAAAACGTTAAGTACGTTTGCTTTCAAACAAGAATATATGGCTTCGTTTGATAACGCTGGAAGTAATTTATTCAAAGAGGAGTGGATTAAATATGGTAAAGAACCAGAAGGTTCGTACTTCATCACCTGCGACCTCGCGGGGTTTGAAGATGTCTCGAAAACGAACGGTACGAACAAAAGGCTCGACGAATCCGCCATCGCTATTGTCAAGGTTACTGAAGAAGGTACTTGGTTTGTTAAAAAAATAGAACACGGACGATGGGATATTAAAGACACTGCTTTTAACATTCTCAGATGTGTCAAAGAATATAAGCCTATACACATAGGTATTGAGAGGGGCGCTTTGAAGAACGCGGTCTTACCTTACCTTAGTGACTTAATGCGAAAATATAATGTATATTGTCACATTGAAGACTTGACTCATGGCAATAAGAAAAAAGCCGATAGGATTATATGGGCTTTGCAAGGTAGATTTGAGCATGGAAAGATCGTATTAAACGAAGATGAAGACTTTGACGAGTTTATTGATCAATTATTGATGTTTCCGTCAAAAGGTGTCCATGACGATCTTCCTGACGCTTTGGCTTACATGGATCAACTAGCAGTCACCTCTTATTTTGTTCAAGAGGATGAAGATTGGGAACCGATTGATGTGATTTCTGGCGTTTAAGGACTAATATGGACAATATTTTTGAGCAACCCTCTGAACAAGATAAAGAGATTGTTGCTTTTGTAGTAAACCATTGTGACCGGTGGAGAGACTACAGAAATACCAATTATTTAACTCTGTGGGATGAATACGAGCGTATTTTCCGTGGGGAATGGGCTGTAGAAGACCGTATGAGGGATTCGGAGAGGAGCCGTATTGTGACTCCCGCTGCCCAACAAGCCGTAGAAACTCGTCATGCTGAGATTATGGAAGCAATCTTCGGTCAAGGTGAGTTCTTTGACATCGAAGACGATATTAAAGACGTAAACGGCAACCCGTTAGACGTTGAGATGATCAAAAAACAACTCAACGAAGACTTCAAATTAGACAAAATCCGTAAGTCTATCGACCAAATTGAGTTAATGGCCGAGATTTATGGCACTGGTATCGGTGAGATTGTCGTAGTCACTGATAAAACCTTTGAACCTGCCACACAACAGATCCCAGGCCAACAACAAGCCGCTATCGGTGTAGTGGAAAAAGAGCGAATTGGCGTTCGGATTATTCCAGTTAATCCTAAAAACTTCCTTTTTGACCCTAATGGTACGTCTATTGAAGACTGCTTAGGCGTTGCGATTGAAAAGTATGTCTCAATCCATAAAGTAGTAAAAGGTCAGGAAGACGGCATCTATAAAAAAGTAGACATTGGTACTTCTCCTGAAGACGATAGGTTAGAACCCACTCAAGAGGTCGTACAGTATCGTGATGACAAAGTTAAGCTCTTAACCTACTACGGTTTAGTACCTAAAGAGCTTTTAAGCGGAAAAGAAGAAGTAGTAGAGTTATTCCCTGAAGAATCTTTGCAAGACGAATACGACAATTTAGTAGAAGCGATTGTTGTTATTGCAAATGACGGTATTCTTTTGAAAGCAGAAGAATCGCCGTACATGATGAAAGACCGTCCTTGTGTTCTCTATCAAGATGACACAGTACCTAATCGACTTTTAGGTCGAGGAACTGTTGAAAAAGCATACAACATGCAGAAGGCTATCGACGCGCAGATCCGCAGTCACTTAGATTCTCTGGCTTTAACGACATCTCCTATGATTGCGATGGACGCAACTCGTCTTCCTCGAGGTGCTAAGTTTGAAGTCAAGCCTGGCAAAGCAATCTTAACTAACGGCGCTCCTAGTGAGATCTTGTATCCGTTTAAGTTTGGTAACACAGATGGTAATAACATCGCTACTGCTAAAGACTTTGAGAGGATGCTCCTACAAGCTACTGGCACTTTAGACTCTCAAGGTATGGTGTCTCAAGTCGCAAGGGATGGTCAGTCTATGTCTCTTGCTGTAGCGACTATCATTAAAAAATACAAACGGACTTTGGTAAACTTCCAAGAAGATTTCCTTATCCCGTTTATCAAAAAAGCAGTCTATAGGTATATGCAGTTCGATCCTGAACGATATCCTTCTGTAGACTTTAAATTCATTCCAACTGCGACGTTGGGTATTATTGCTAGAGAGTATGAACAACAACAACTCATTGGACTTTTACAAACACTTGGCCCCAACACGCCTGTTCTGCCTATTATTCTCAAAGGCATATTAGGTAATTCTAGTCTCTCTAATCGCAATGAGTTAATTGCTACTCTTGATCAGATGTCTCAGCCCAATCCTGAGATGCAACAAATGCAACTTGTTAAAGAGCAGCTTGCACTTAAAGCGGCTCAGGCTCAGATTGCTGTTGATACGACTCAAGCAGAACAGAATCGTGCTGAAGCTACAAAACTGACTGTAGAGGCACAACTTATGCCGAAAGAAATTGAAGCTAAGACGATGGCCGCTGTTACCAAAAATCTTCCTACTAACGACGATTTGGCTTCAAAAGAATTCGATAAACGAGTCAAGATTGCTGAGTTAATGTTAAAAGAAGCAGACATTAAAAATAAATCAAAAATTGTCGAGCTTCAAATGTCAAAAGCAAAAGACGATGCTTCTGCAACAGAGGAAGACTTCCTTTCACAATTGAATGGAGCCTTACGAAGTGGCGGGTAATTCAAATATAAAAAGTTGGTTTTTAACGAATTTGGCTATCATGGTCAAATCGTTAAAAAAAGTAGAAGATAATCTTGATAAAAAATATGAAAAAATAAATCAAGATGTTTTTGATCGCCTATCTAAAATTGTAGATGGCAAAGATGGGTTGGATGGTAAAGATGGCAAGCAAGGCCAAAAAGGTGATCGCGGAGAAAAAGGATCACCAGGAATAGATGGTAAAGACGGAAAGGATGGTGATTCTGTAGTAGATGCAAGAATAGACTTTGATGGAAGTCTTGTTATTACAATGTCTACTGGAAAAGAAATAAATGTTGGTGAAATAGTTCCAGATGATCTAAGAGATAAGTTAAAAGTATTTATCAGCAATACCACGGAATCCTCTGGAATTACTCCTGGAACTCTTTATGTAGACAATGTAAACAATTTTGTCGGAATAAATGTTCCTACTCCGACTACGCCATTAGATGTAACCGCCAATCCTGCTTATTCTGGTGGTTATATGAGCAATATTTACAACACTGTAACTGGCGTTCTTAGTGAATCAAAACTATTTATCAATGATGGAACAATTTATCAGAGATACACTTATGATGTTTTAGGAGCACCTGCAAATCTTGATTTTATAGTTGAGCCAAGTGCCGTTAACATATCATCTAGTGTTCCAGTTCAATTTACAGCGTCATTAGTAAATATTCCTACTTTAACCTCAAACTCGTTTGCATTAACAGGGCCAGATTTTAATGTTTCAACATCAAACTCAACAAATCCAGTAAATGTTAACTTTACCAATACTCTTGGTGGCGGCTCTAAACTTACATTAAGCACAGCAGGAGCATCGGCACTTTCTGACGCTGTTATTGTATTTAAAAATACTACCGCTACTACTGCGGATTGGTCTGTTGGTTGCGATCATAGTGACACTAAAGCATTTAAGATTTCAAGATTTACAACTCTTGGAACAAATGATGCAATCGTTATACGGAGCGACACGCAACGAGTTGGTATTGGCGCGGCCTATGCAAATATAACTGCGCCGTTAACTGTTGGCGGTGTTGCTGCATTTGCCGCAGGAAATGCAAATTTACCATCTATTGCTAGAAGCACAGACCTTGATACTGGAATATGGTTTCCAGCAGCAAATGAAGTTGCAGTATCAACCAATGGAACTGAAAAGTTACGAGTAATATCTTCTGGAAACGTTGGTATCAACGAGACTATTCCTGACTATAAGCTAGACGTAAATGGAACATTTGGCTTCACTCCAGGCACTTCAGTTACTCCAGTAGATAACGGTGACGTTGTATTTGAACTGACGAACAACACGACATTTACTATCAGGGCAAAGGGTTCTGATGGAACTACTCGATCTGTAGCATTAACGCTTGCGTAAGGAATAAATATGATTGACGTTTCTTATGAATGGTTTGTTGATCAGATGCTTGTTAAACCAGTAGAGCTTGATAAACAAAATATTGTTTGTTCTGCAATTTGGCGGTGTATTGGAACGCACGATGAAGTTACTGGAACGCAATTTGGAACGGCTGATATTAAATACTTTGGATCTAAGGACTTTGTTCCGTATGAACAGCTTACAAAAGATATAGTTTTAAGTTGGTGCTGGTCATCAGGAGTTGATAAAAAAACCATTGAATCTTTGATCTATGAAGAAATTTCTGAAAAGTTAGAACCAAAGATTATCGCGTTACAGAACCCGTGGACTTAATTAAATTATACTTTTATAGTACGTTTTACATAGATGCCTTTAAATAATTTACTGGCTTTTCTAGTTTGAATAAAACCGTTTTAGTTTATTTGGAAAATTAAATGGATATTAATAAAATTTTTGATGGCAGTTTGGACGAAATTGCCAATAATATTTTTAATGAAACTAAAAATACAACGGATAAAGCAAAGGAAATTCAACAGCAAAAGATTGCTGAAAATGTCCAATATGTAATCGACGCACTCAAAAAGATTGAAGCTGATCTTCGTGGAGAATATGGCGATGTTGCCGACAAGCTATCTGAACGTATTTTGTCTATTAAAGATGGCAAAGACGGGCGTAATGGTGCTGATGGTCGTGATGGTAAAGATGGGCATCCTGGTCGTGATGGACTTGTTGGTGCAAAAGGTGCTGATGGATTGCCAGGCCGTGATGGAATAGACGGTGTTGATGGAGTTTCTGTCACTGATGCCAGTATCGACTTTGATGGCTCTCTCATTATTAATTTGTCCAATGGCAGCGTGATAAACGTTGGCGAGGTAGTGTCACAAGATTTGGCCGATAAGATTCAGGTCATTTCTACGATGTCCACGAATGGCACGATGGCGTCTACTCTGCTCACTTACAGTCCTCAGTATCAGGTGATGACAGCAGGGCAGACTGTAGTTAACTTTTCAACTACCTATGTTCCTGGAGTTGCTAGTCTTGCAATCTATTACAATGGTCTTCGGCTTGCAGTAAATGTAGACTACACTGAGACCTCAGTTTCCAGCATTACACTTACAAATCCTGCGTTGGTTGGTGATACAGTCTATAGTATGATTGGGCAGGAAATAGTAAGTACTGATGCTGTTGATGCCTCTGTTGTTTCTTATACTCCTGCTGGAACTGGAGCCGTGGCAACAACCGTCCAAGCCAAGCTGAGGGAGAGTGTCAGCGTCAAAGACTTTGGTGCGGTTGGTAATGGAACGACAGATGACACAGTAGCTATTCAAGCAGCAATTACTGCCGCACAAATAAACGGGCAAAGCGTTTATCTGCCAGCAGGAAACTACCTTGTCTCAAACACACTGACCTTATCAAAACAAATTACGCTATTTGGTGACGGCATCCGTTCGTACATTAAAGTGGCCGCGTCAGTAGGTGCTACAACTGACATCATCAAAATTAGTCCAAGTAGCAGCGACGATACGCAAAGCGGATTTATCCTTAAAGACTTCCGCATCGGGCCGGTGAGTGGAACCCCTGGTCGCCACGCCATTGCAATCGACATAACCACCCGCGCTGTATATGCGTCACAGTTCAGCGGACTTCGTTTAGACGCTCTGGGTGGTCGCGGAATTGTAACGCTTCCCAACGCCACGCCACTTGTGGATGGGTTCTTCACCTCGGTCATACAAGATTGCACAATTGCAAACGGCATGTATTTGGATGAGGCTGGAGATTCGATTCGTATTTTGAATAACATATTCACTGGTGCCAATGTAGGCATTTACTTGAATTGTGTTTTTGTTAGTCCAGGCAATACACCTCACGGCATAGACATTGTTGGAAACAGCTTTGTCAGTTCTGGAGGCGGCATTCAAATTAAGAACGGGTATGCAACGAGGGTAATTCGCAATCTGTTTGAAACCTCTGCTGGAAACGCAAACAACGCACTGTTAGATATTGATGGAACAAGCGCCACGGAAATTCCAGAAGGTGTTTTGGTTGAAGGAAACTTCTTTAGCACACCGCCTGCTGTTGACTCTATCCGAGTCAATTACGCAAGGATGGCGCAGATTGCATACAACACCATAAATGAGCCGGGCGGCGGTGGCTACGCATTTAGGGTCACGGCAAACGCTGTTAATACACAGATTCTTTTTAACCCAACTAGCAGTGATTCTTCTAAAGCCGCGCAGTTAATTGATGCCGGAACAAATACGTTCTGGATGCGTAGCGGTTTGAGTGCGTATGCGGAATTGTCTAAAGATTTATATCTGAATTCGCAGGGCGCAAGCGTGCGCGCTTCTGACACTGCGGGAACAGCTATTCGCGTAGTTAAGTGGGAAAGCGCGGACAATACGTTGAATCTAGGTGTAGTAGACGCTGCCGCTACAAACGGAATTCTTTTCTTATACGCGCAAGGAGTCGCAGCAGCAAGAATAAATGCTAACTCAACCACTTGGTTCAAGAACAAGATAAACCCCGGAACTGATGCCGGTGCGTTTCAGAGTGCGACAGGAATTTACGGAAATACTGGTGCGCCAAATAACGCTAACGGTATTGACGGAGATTTTTATTTCCGCGCTGATGGTGGTGCGCTTACAAGCATTTACCATAAACGGGCTGGTGCTTGGGTCGGCATCATCTAAATCTAATATTTAGGAACTCCAATGACAACACTTTCTAAAGCAAGACAGAACGCACTCTACGCTGACGCTGTGGTTGATGTAAAAGACTTTGGTGCGGTTGGTGATGGGGTAGCTGATGACACAGTAGCTCTACAAGCAGCTAGGGACTTTATTGCCGCCAATGCAACACGCTACAAATTGATTTTTCCTTCTGGCATTTACAAATATACGGCCTCTCCAAATTGGGCTATTCAAAACGCCGAAATTGAGGGGCAAGGTGAGGTTCGGCTGCGATGTGTTACCGCAGGAGTAAACGCTGTAATTATTGACTCCGGTAGTTCTGGCTATGTTTACAACATGAAGATGACCGGCTTTATTGTGGACGGCATAGCTACAGGGCTAAACGGTGTTTATATCAGGTCAGTTCACCATAGCAAGTTTGGTTTCAATGTTCGTGGTGCTGGCACAACGTCAGCAGGGTTGTTAATTAAATTTGCTGTCTGCAACATATTCGAGAACTTTATTTGCTCTGTAAACGAAGGAGGGTGGTATTCAACGACAAAGCCCGCTTTCGGCGTAAGCATGGAAATTCGCAATCCTGGCGAGACGGTTAGCTATTGCACCTTTATCAACCCCGTGATTGAGGGGCCAGATATAGGTATTCAATCAACTGGCTCTCTTGGTAACGTATTCCTCGGCGGCACTTCGGAAGCCTGTTCTACATACGGAGTTTTTCTATCTTCCGCATCAAATGGCGATAAGTTTTTTGGAACAGACTTTGAAGCAAATACGGTGGCTGATGTTTACTGCCAAGCAACTGCTCTTGAATTACATGGCGTTGACTCAACCAATCTTATTGCGTTCGGAACAACTGCTGTGCGTTGTGCTATTTTGGGTGGGCAACATAGCAGCATTAACATAGATGTTGGCGCAATCCGTTGCTCGGTTGTCAATGCGGGCTTTAATAAAACTGGTTTTGCCGGAACATTCTCTGACGCAGGAACGCAAACTTATATTTCCAACGTCCAGAACATTATTGGGGCGGTGAGATATTTAACTGGAACAATTGCAGCAACACCGGGAACTATTGCCGCTGCGGGACAAGGAGTATTCACGGTAACTGTAACAGGCGCAGCATTAGGGGACTTGGCTGTTGCCTCTTATTCGCTCAGTGTTGCCGGATTAGTAATGACTGCAAATGTAACTTCCGCAAACACTGTAACCGTGTATATGACAAATACTTCACTTGCAGGCATAGCGCCCGGTTCTGGAAATATCCGCGTAATGGTAACGCGAGGTTGATTAAACCTAACACTTAGGAATCTAAAATGACCACACTTTTTAAATAGTGTTTTGATTTAATTTACAGAATCATCATAAGTGATTGCTACTTACAAGACAATACTGGAGACATAATGTTTACTTGGCTAATCGAACAGATGGATTGCGCCGTTCAGCAGGACGGTAAAGCGGACGTTGTTCTGCCGCTGCCGTGGAGTAATTAGTTAAATAGATGATTTATGCTAATTCTACTTGGACTCCTTGTAGATGCTATCCTTCTTTCGGTATTATTTTGCCCGGCACATCTAACGCTGGACTTAAAGGAACACGAAGAAAAGCACTGCATAGAATTCAAAATACCAAAGCAAAATTGGATATATAACTACACAGATAATTCATTTGGTATTTGTAGCAAAGCAGTAGGTGGAATAGTAGAGGGTTGTGCAATTAGTGATGGACAAACATGCACCATATTTTTACCGAAATCATACGAGGGTTTAAATGAACGATCAAAAAATCTTGGAATTGAAATTGACTGTTGCTGAAGTAAATGGTGTTCTTCAAGCTCTTGGTCAGATGCCGTTTGTACAGGTATCTGCTCTGATTCAGAATATTCAGAAACAAGCTGAACCCCAGGTTAAAGAGCAAGAATGACACCTGAATTACAAAAGTATTATGAAGACAGGTTTTCCATGATGACCACTGAAGGATGGAAAGACCTTGTTGAAGATATTGACAATATGGTATATGCTTTGAACAATATATCTGTTATTGAGAATGAATCTCAGTTGCAGTTTAAAAAAGGTGAGCTTTCAATACTTACTTGGTTAAAGAATCTTAAACAAATAAGTGAAAGAGCATACGAAGATTTAAGTGAAAAATGAAACGTATTTATGAATTCGCCTGTGAAAACGGGCATAAATTAGATCGCTACGTTGAATATCAACAGAATAGCGTTCTGTGTGAATGTGGTGCGACAGCTTCGCGCCTAATCTCTGCTCCGTCCTTTAAGTTAGAAGGATGGTCTGGTCATTTTCCCTCTGCTCATGGCAGATTTGATCGGATTCATCGTGAAAAGTTAAAGTCTGAACAGAAAGCTAACTCTTAACCAATTTTGGCGAGTTAATCTCCTACAACCCATAGCGGCAGGAAAGGTATAAAAAATGTTAGTTGATACTGAAATTGATACGTTTGATAGTAAAGAATCAGCAAAGTTGGAAGACACTGTTGGGCAAAATACCAATGAACTCCCTGAGAAATACCAGGGCAAGTCTTTAGATGACATTGTTAAAATGCACCAAGAGGCTGAAAAGCTCATTGGAAAGCAAGCTCAAGAAGTCGGTGAAGTCCGCAAACTTGCTGATGAACTCATTAAACAAAATATCAATAAGAATCAAGAAAACATCCAGCAACAAGAGCCTGAAGTAGATTTTTTTGAAGATCCGAAAAAAGCAATTCAGAATACTGTTGATCGACACCCTGATGTTTTAGCTGCAAAACAAGCCACGCAAGAGTTTAAAAAGATGCAGATCCAACAAAAACTCAGCAAAGACCATCCTGATTACGTTGACATTGTTAATAACAGTGACTTTGCTAATTGGGTTAAAGAAAGTCCTGTAAGGCTTGGACTTTATGCTAAAGCAGACGGTGAGTTTGATTACGACAGTGCTAATGAGTTGCTTTCCACCTATAAAGCATTGCGGTCAATTAAGTCAAAGCAAGCGGAGAATGAAGGCAAAGAAGTCCGTAAGCAAAGTCTTAAAGCCGCATCTGTTGATACTGGTGGATCTGGAGAATCTTCGCGTAGGGTCTACCGTAGGGCTGACCTGATCCGTTTGAAAATGACTGATCCTCAACGATACGAAGCTCTCAGCGATGAGATCATGAAAGCGTATCAAGAGGGCAGAGTTAAATAATTTAAGGAGAATTAACCATGGCGTTTCCTACCCCTGCCGTAACCATTACCACCGCAGCAACTTTCATTCCTGAAATTTGGAGTGACGAGATTGTGGCTGCATACAAGAAAAACCTCGTTGCTGCTAACCTGGTTAAGAAAATGAACTACAAAGGCAAGAAAGGTGACACCGTTCACGTTCCTTCGCCGACCCGTGGTTCTGCAACCGCCAAAGCTGCTTCGACCGCTGTTACCCTGATTGCCGCCACGGAATCGGAAGTGCAAGTCCTGATCGACAAGCACTACGAATACAGCCGACTGATCGAAGACATCGTTGAAGTCCAAGCCCTGTCTTCGCTGCGTTCGTTCTACACGGAAGACGCTGGCTACGCTCTGGCGCGTCAAGTTGATACCGACCTGATCCGCTTGGGTCGCGCTTTCAACGGCGCTACGATTGGTACGAACGATTACGCTACGTCAGCCGCTTCGACCAAAGCTTACATTGGTTCGGATGGCACGACCGCGTACAACAGCTCGAGCTCGAACGCCGCTGCTCTGACGGATGCTGCTATTCGTCGCACGATCCAGCGTCTGGATGATAACGACACCCCGATGGACGGTCGTTTCTTTATCATTCCGCCGTCGAGCCGCAACACGCTGATGGGCCTGGCTCGTTACACTGAGCAAGCGTTCGTTGGTGAGGCTGGTTCCAACAACACCATCCGTAATGGTGAAATTGGCAACCTGTACGGTATGCCCGTATTCGTTACCTCCAACGCCGACACTGGCGCGGGTAACAGCGGTGCGGATCGTATCTGCCTGATGGGTCATCGTGACTCGATGGTTCTGGTTGAGCAAGTTGGTATCCGTTCGCAAACACAATACAAGCAGGAATATCTGGCTACGCTGTACACCGCCGATACCCTGTACGGTGTTAAGGCGATGCGTACGGCTGCAAGCGTTGGTGCTGCTACTTCTAGCTCCGCTGTTGCTCTGGCTGTTCCGGCCTAATAAATTCCCCCCTCAGAAACGGGGGGGGATTTCTTAATTGTTTTAGGAGAATAAAATGGCCGCTGCTACCTCTGTTGTTGCTCGTCAAGGTAATGAGCAGTTCCGTGGTATTTATAGTGATACTTGGGAGGTTTCCTGCACGTTAGATGCAAGTAACCTTGCTGATGGTGCTGGCGAAACCAATACCATTGCTGTTCCAGGCGTTGTTCTTGGTGATCATGTTATTAGCTTTTCGTCATCTGTTGATCTGGCTGGTATTACGGTTACGCCTTATGTCAGTGCTGCCGGTGTTGTTTCTTTACGGTATCAGAATGAATCTGGCGGTGCTGTAGACTTAGCTTCCGCTACTATCCGCGTTGTTGTAGGCAGGATGGTTGATTAAAGACGGGGGCTTCGGCCCCTGTTTTTTTGAAAGTAAATTATGGCTGTATTTAAGTGTTTGCAAAGTGGCAATACTGTTGAATTTGTTTTACCTCATGATATTGAATCAATGAAAGGACACGCTGGTTATGTCCGTATTGATCAAGAACAACAAGATCCGCAAGAAAGGGTAAATATCCCTTTTTTAGCTCCTAAAGTTAAAGTTGGCCGTCCGAGAAAAATAGGTTAATCATGGAAAATGGATTGTTTGGCGCTAAGTGTCCTATTGCTACTCAGGACGTAGGAATTAACCTTAAAAATAGGAATCATGCTTTTAAAGAGTATGGTTACGGCCCCGCCAATCCAAATGAACCTAATGATGCGTTTTGGCTTAAAAAAGCCAAAATGTATAACACTCCCACGGATCAAGTTAAGACTATGCGATGTGGGAACTGTGCTGCTTTTATTCAAACTCCTGAGATGCTTGAATGTATTAAAAATGGCATGGAAGGCGAAGAAAAAAGCCCTATGGAATATGAAGAACAGGTCATTGAAACCGCCAAATTAGGTTACTGTGAACTGTTCCATTTTAAGTGTGCTGCCGACCGCACTTGCAATGCTTGGTTGGTCGGTGGCCCTATAACGAAAGGCAAATATGAAAGCAACGAAAGGTCAGAAGAAAGTAGCTAAAGTCATGCGAGAGTATAAGGCTGGAAGTCTACATTCTGGAAAGAAAGGCCCGATTGTTAAATCTAAGAAACAAGCCGTGGCTATTGCTCTTTCTGAAGCTGGAATGACAAGGAAAAAGAAATGAAGGGTCTTTACGCAAATATCCATGCTAAACAAGCAAGGATCAAAGCCGGTAGTGGGGAAAAAATGCGTAAGCCTGGAACTAAAGGTGCTCCTACAGCAGCGTCTTTTAAGGCCGCTAAAAAGACCGCTAAACGAGGCCGTAAATGATTAAACGCGGGAAAGAACAGTTTTCTGGATTTAATAAACCTAAAAAAACCCCAGGACATCCGACTAAAAGCCATGCTGTTTTAGCAAAGTCTGGTGATACTGTTAAATTGATTCGTTTTGGTCAACAAGGTGTATCCGGCTCTCCTGCTAAACCTGGGGAATCGGAAGCAGATAAAGCTAGACGTAAATCATTCAAAGCACGACACGCACAAAACATCGCAAAAGGTAAATTATCAGCGGCTTTTTGGGCGGATAAGGTTAAGTGGTGATTTGCTTTTGATTTATGGTATTCTCTGCAAAACCTCTAGGTGACAACCCGCGTCGGGCCTCCTTACTGATATTTAAGGGATTCTGATGCGGGAACTTTCTGTAGGCGCAACCCCGACTGCTGGTTCAACCTCGACACTTTATACAGTGCCGACAGGTTATCGTGCGCTATGGAACCTCACTTATATCCACAACACAGGTGGAAATACAAAGCATTTTACTTTAAGTTGGTATGACTCGAGCGCCGCTATTGCTTATGATATTTTAAGTCAATACAGTTTTAGCTCTAAAGAGTATCTTACATTAGGAGGTGGAGATTATGTTGTTTTGGAGGAAGGCGATCAAGTTAGAGTAACTCCAGACGCAGGGAGTTCTTTTGCTATTGCAATGACATTTGTTCTTAAAGGCAATCAAAGAGAATGAGCAAAACATACTTACAAGCGGTTAATGATGTTCTGGGCAGGCTCCGTGAAGTCCAGGTATCTACCGTTACGCAAACATCTTACTCTACTCTTATTGGTCGATTTGTAAATGATGCAAAACGACAAGTAGAAGATGCGTTTAACTGGAACGCATTATTCACTAACGTAACAGTAACTACCTCTGCTGGAGTTAGTTCATATTCTGTTACTGGTAGCGGATCTAAATTCCGCGTTTCTGATGTATTGAATGTTACCTCGCAAATACCTATGCAAAACATTTCATTTTCTGAGATGAACAGGTATTTGAGTTTTGGAACTCCTGCTCAGAATATTCCTACTTATTTTGCTTTCAACGGAGTGGACGGAAGTTACGATACGAAAGTAAACGTATTCCCTGTTCCTGATACTGCTTACTCTCTCAAATTCTCTCTGATTATTCCTCAAGCGGAATTGTCTTCAGATTCTACTGTTATTAAAGTATCAGAGGATCTTGTAATTCAAAACGCCTACGCTAGGGCTTTAGTTGAACGCGGTGAAGATGGCGGTCTTAACAGTTCTGAGGCATATCAACTTTATCGTCAAATGCTTTCGGATTACATTGCTTTAGAAGCTACTCGCTATCCTGAATCTCAAGAGTTTATTGCTATCTAATGGCGCAACAACTTCAAATATTTGCTATCGCAGCCCCAGGGTTTTTTGGACTAAATACCCAAGACTCTCCTTTAGATTTAGCTGCTGGTTTTGCTTTAAATGCGACGAATTGTATTATTGACCAATATGGACGCATTGGATCGCGCAAAGGTTATACAAAGGTAAATTCAAGTTCTGGCGCTGTTGGATCAAACGACATTCAGGCTTTACACGAGCTTGTAGAATCAGATGGTACAGCAACGATTGTATTTGCTGCGAATAACAAGTTATTTAAACTTAATTCCAGCAATGTAGTTGTTGAGCTTACCTACGGCGGTGGTGGTTCTACTCCTACGATTTCTGCTAATAACTGGAGTATTGCGACCTTAAACAATATCGCATACTTCTTTCAAACTGGACATGACCCGTTAATTTACGATCCTGCTGTAAGTAATACAACGTATCGCAGGGTATCTGAAAAGACTGGATACTCTGGTACTGTTCCTAGTGCGAATATCGTTTTAAGTGCTTACGGTAGATTATGGGTAGCTAACACCTCAACCAATAAAGTCACTCTTTCGTTCTCAGATCTTCTTGCCGGACATATCTGGAATACCGGAACTGCTGGAAGTCTTGATGTATCCAGGGTTTGGGGTGAAGGTGTTGATGAAATCCAAGCTCTTGCTTCTCACAATGGATATTTGTTTATCTTTGGCAAGAATCAAATTCTTGTTTATAAAAACGCAACCACTCCTGCGGACTTGATAATTGATGATGCAATTATTGGAACTGGTTGTATTGCCAGGGACAGTGTTAAAGCTATTGGTACAGATGTTTTGTTTCTTTCCAATACTGGCGTTCGTTCGTTAATGAGGACGATCCAAGAAAAATCACTTCCTTTCCGTGATCTTTCAAAGAATGTACGAAACGACTTAATGGATATTGTTGCAGGAGAAGATTTAACAAAAGTTAAGTCTGTATTCTCTGAAAGAAACGCTTTTTATCTGATTACTTTACCATCTGTAAAACAGGTTTACTGTTTTGATACTAGGGGACAATTACAAGATGGTTCATTACGAGTAACAGTTTGGAATTCTATAGATCCAAAAGCTCTTTATTCCAGAGCTAACGGAGATTTGTTGTTTGGTAAAACTGGTTATGTAATGAAGTACACCGGTTATCAAGATGATGGTTCTTCCTACAGGATGCAGTATTACACCAACTACGCAGACTTAGGAAACGTATCTCAGACTTCTGTACTTAAAAGAATCTCTATTGTTGTTATTGGCGGAACAAATCAATACGTCACTTTTAAATGGGCGTTTGATTTAACTGATAATTATTTATCAGATAATGCCTTAATTCCAATACAAGGCATTTCTGAATATGGTGTTGCTGAATATGGTGCCAATGGCTCTCCGGTTGCTTATTACAGTGATGGACAACTTATACAGACTTTAACTGTATCTGGTACTGGAACCGGAAAACTGGTTCAAACAGGATATGAAGCAAATATCAATGGCGCTGCGTTAAGTATTCAGAAAATTGAGATACAGGCCAAGAACGGAAAACTTAGCTAGGGATAAATATGAGTAATTACACAAAAAGCACTAACTTTGCGACCAAAGATACTTTACCTGCTGGCGATTCCAATAAGATCGTCAAAGGTACTGAGATTGACACTGAATTCAATAACATTGCAACTGCTGTTTCTACTAAAGCAGATACGGCATCTCCTACTTTTACTGGAACCGTGACACTTCCTACCGGAACTGTTGGCGTTACTCAGACTTATGGTGATAACGATACTTCTTTAGCTACAACTGCTTTTGTTCAGTCGGCTTTGGCTGCTGTTTATGCAATTATCTATCCTGTTGGTTCAATATATACAAATGCTTCAGTAAGCACCAATCCTGCAACACTTTTTGGTTTTGGCACTTGGACAGCATTTGGCGCAGGACGGGTGCCTGTTGGCTTTGACTCAAGCAATGTTTTATTTGATACGGCTGAAGAAACTGGCGGTAGTGCTAATGCTACTTTGCCAAGCCACACGCATACTGCGACGGTCACTGATCCTGGGCATACGCACACAGTTGTAGTTACTGTTGCTGGCGGCGGTGGTGTCTTTGGCGGCACATCAGTTGGCGCAGCTTCAAATTCTAATACGACTGCATCCGCAGTCACCGGCATCACCGTAGCCAACAGCACAGAAGGCGCAAGCGCGACCAATGCGAACTATCAGCCTTACATCACAGTATTTATGTGGAAACGGACTGCGTGAAGATTCCTGTAATTACAACTGATTATTACATTATCTACACAGAGGATGTAAATGGTTTGTTATTTGTTCACATGGATGTACTTAAATGGACAAAAAGTATCAAGAAAGAATTTAGTAAAGATTGGAATGATTGGGCTAGAAAACAGAAGCAACCTATATACGCAATGCCGTTTATAGACGATGAAAAGATGATTAAATTTGTTTCAATGATAGGTTTTAAATTAATTGAGAATCACAACTGTTTGGATGGAATAACTAGAAAGCTGTATCTCTGGAGAGAAAATTATGGGTAGTATTGTCGGTAGTGTCTTAGGGTACATGGGAGCAAAGAAGCAAGCATCAGCAATGGAATCTGCTGCTGCTCAATCTGCTGCAGCTCAAACTGAAGCCGCAAGGATCGCCGCTGATGAAGCGCGATTCCGACCTATTGGTATTACTACCAGGTTTGGTAGCTCTCAATTTGGGTACGACCCTACTACTGGTCGATTATCTTCTGCGGGATATGAGGTTTCTCCAGAGCTTAGGGGATATCAAGATAGGATCATGGCACTCACTGGTCAGGGTCTTGGCTTTGCCGAACAAGCGCCTGGTCTTTACGCTCCGCTACAAGGTGCCGCTACTGGACTGTTTAATTTAGGAAATCAGTATCTCGCAGAATCTCCACAACAAGCGGCAGAACGGTATATTTCTCAGCAGCAAGAGCTTTTAGCGCCTTCCAGAGAGCGCCAATTTGCTCAACTGCAAAACCGTTTATTCCAGACTGGTCGTGGTGGATTAGCCGTAGGCGGCACTGGTGAGCGTCCTAGCGGTGCTGCGGGTCTTGGTGCCGCTTCTCCTGAGATGGAAGCCTACTACAACGCATTAGCTCAACAAGATGCTCAGTTAGCTGCTCAAGCCATGCAAGCCGGTCAACAACAGACTGCCTTTGGTGCCGGACTGTTTGGAACTGGTGCTGGTCTTTTAGGTGGTTATGGTCAAGGTCTGACTGGTGCTTACGCTCCGTTTTCAACTGGCCTTGGAACTGTTGGAGCAATTGAAAATCTTGGCATTGATCCTCTTAAACTTGGCATGGAATTAGGTGGAAAAGTAGCAAGTCCTACCGGATCAAATGCACTGTTATTAAGTGGTATTAACGCCGCGAAAACACTTCAAAGAGCAAATGAGTTAAGCCCGATGGGTGGTTTCCTTCAAGGTTTAGGTAGGTCTGCTGGTGGATATGATTTCTCTAACATGAACAATCCATTTAGCGGATTATTTAGTGGAGGATCATCTAGCCCTTACGGTTCTGCTGATTATTTTTCTACCCCGTCAGGGTTTGAATAATTAAAAAAGGTCAATCATGGCACAAGACTCAATCGTAGGCGGTTTGTTTGGATTAACTCCTGAGATGTATCAGCGTTCCCAACAGGCCGAAGATCAACAGGAAGCAATGCAATTTGCTCAACTCAGTCCATTCCAACAAGCGTCTGCTGGCTTCTATTCCGCTGGCCGTGGTCTTGGTCGCGGTATTGGATCTATGCTTGGCGCTGAAGATCCTCAGTTACGGATGATTGCTCAACAACAGCAGATTCTTCGTAACATTGACCCTAATGATCCTGAGTCACTTGCTCAAGGTGCTAGGATGGCCTCTGAGATGGGTAATGCTAGGCTTGCTGCTGTTCTGGCAGAACAACAACGAAAGGTTCTTGAATCTGCATCTCTTGTTGCACAACGTGTTGCAGCAGCCACCAGAGAAAAACAAACTGCAATTCCAACGAATATTCAAGAAGCACAATATGTTGCTAATTTGCGGAATAATCGTAATCAAATTTCAGCATTACCTGATTCTGAAGAAAAAACTGCTGCATTAGCTAATATTGATGCTCAACTCGCACAGTTAATTAAAATTGAAAAACCAATGACTTTTGGCGCTGAGCGCGAGTCCATTGCTTTTGAATTATATAAAAAAAGGGTGTCTGATTTAAATCAAAATGAGATTGCTGAAGTCAATCGTCGAGCTGAAGCATCCGCTACTGGACGAGCCAAAGCTGGCGCTACTCAAGTTCTTGTTCCGGGCTTAAAAGATTTAAAGACCATTACTACACTTCGCAATGAGATACAAGATACTATTAAAGATGATTTAAAGGTTGTTAAGACTACTCAACAAGCACTTGAGCAACTTGATATATCAATGAAAAAAAATAACTTTGCATCATTTAATGCTGCAAGGGTTCAATTAGCAAGGGCAATCGGTGGCGGTGGAGATTTAGCAATTAAAGAAATTCAAGCTGCTGGTGGCGATCCGTCACTTATTGGCAAATTTACAGATGTCACATCTACTTTGTTTACTGGAACTCCATCTATTGAAACGCAAAATCAAATTAAAACCACGCTAAATGCTTTAAAAGCTGTTGCGACAAATAGGGCAAATAACGAGATACAAACTCAACGTGATTTAGCTGTTGCAGAAGGACATAAGCCAAAAAACATTGCTAATGTTTATAAGTTTAAAGAGCTTGAAACTGTTTCTCCAACAAACTTGACTCCTGCCGAACAAGCGGCGGCAGAATTAGAAAGACGTCGATCACAACCAAAATAACCTCAAGGTGACATATGAGTGTAGATTATTCAAAGCTATCTGACGCAGAACTTGAGGCTCTTGCTGCCGGTGATTACTCAAAGTTATCAGATGCTACATTGATGTCTTTGGCTGGAGAGCCGTCTGGTGACTATAAAGCCGAGGCCGCTAGAAAAGGCTTTGCAGGTAGTATCGCAACAGGTCTTGCTGCTGGTGGTTCTGCATTAGGCGCTGAGTCTGCCATGCAAAGAGCAATGGCAAGATCAATGGGAGTTAATGTTCCTGAGACTCCATTGGTTAATCCAGCGCAAGCGTTTACTCAAATTAGAAAGTCTGTATATGACCCGCTGATGTCTTTTTTAGGATCTACTGGCGCTCAACCACAAACTGGAACTGAAAAAATTATTGGTGCCGGAATTGAATCTGTTACTTCTCCTGAAAGTTATTTGTTTCCAGGTCTTTCTGCCGCAAGGAGAATGGGATTATTTGGTCAGGCAGTTACTCGTCCAGTTGAGGCCGCAGCCATTGGTGCTGGCGCAGAAGGTGGGGCGCAAGCTGGTCGATTTGCAGGTCAAAAGATTGGAGCACCTACGGCTGGTGAAATCGTAGGTAGTTTTATTGGCGGCGGCGCGGCGCAGTCTTTAGTTGGTTTTGTACCAAGACTGACCCCTGCTGCACAAGCACTTAAAACAAAACTGGATTCTTTCTCAGGTAGAGTTCCACAGGATGAGCTTACTAGAGATATTGATTCTCGTATAAACAATATCTTTATTGCTGCTGCCGCCGCAGATCCTAAGTTTGCATCTGTTATAGAGGATGCTGTTAAGGCTCAAAAGGGCGTGTCTATTAAGGCTCCTGGCGCAGAATCTGTTGAATTGCCTATCAATGCTGTATTGGCAAATAATCCTGTAATCAACAACTTTATTCAAGGTTTGGCTGCTAAAGATCCGGTATTCAGGGCTAATTACTCAGATCAATTTGAACGCGCAAAAGCAGCTTTAACTTTAAATCAGATGCGCCTTTTTGGTGATCCATCGAAGGCAGAATTAAGTATTTCAGTACCTAAAGCAGAAAAACCAGTTGAAAGAAAAATACGTTCTATTGATGAACAGATAGCGGACATTTCAAATATTGAAACTGTTGATCCATTTACTTTTGGTCAAAAGATTTCATCGCTTATAACCAAGAAAGAAGATGACGCAAGGGCGCTTGTCAGGCCGCTTTATCAGGAAGCATTTGATATCGCCGCTAAAAATAAAGTTGAATTACCTGCCGCTTCTGTTGGAGATATTTACAACTTTGTTGCCAGCGAAAAAGCGTCTGATATTTTTAAGACGTTTCCTAGCATTTATTCTAAAGTTAAATCCAGATTTGCTCCTGCTGAGGTTGAAACACCTGTAATTCTTGGCGCTAAAGGAGAGGAATTAACTGGCGGTGTTAAACAAATGTTTGCTCCTGCTGGAGTAGATGATCTTGATTCTCTTAAAAGGGAAATCAATCGTCAACTTCGTAAGACAAATGAACCGTCTGAGATTAGGCTTTTAGGAACATTGAAAGACAAGGTTAATTCAACCATTGAAAGTCTTGACCAGAACTTTGTTGCTGCTTATAAAAATGCAGACAAAGAATATTTCAAGAAGGTTGGTCTTCCTTTTGATTCCTTTACCTTACAAAACGTAGACAGGAAAAAGTTTAACGAACAGATTGCACCGGCAATTATTGGAAACAAGTCCAATGTAATTGATTTCATAAACGCCGTTGGTGATGATGGTGTGAGGCTTGTTAAAGATGCTTATCTTGATAATTTTGCTAAAAGCTCGTTAAGGAATGACATTATCAATCCTCAACTTGCGAACAAATGGATTGAAAAAAACAAAGGTGGAATGTCATTAGTTCCTGGTCTTGAAGATGAAGTTAGGGCTGCTGTTGGTGACGTTCAAAAACTTAATGATTATAAAAATCGTCTTAACGCAAACTTTACAAAGATTGCCGGTGACGAATTATTGAGACTTGAGGGAAAGAACACTCAACAACTTGTTAGTTCTATGTATGGATCAAGAGAGTTTACTGATGGATTTTTGCGTAAATACGGTGGGAATAAAGATAACTTAAATGCTGTAAGGTCGTTTATGCTGGATGACATTGTTAATTCTGGAGATCCTTTATCAGTATTAAATGATCGTAATAAATCAGCGATCTTTAATCGTGTATTTGGCGCTACATATTCAGAAAAAGTTAAAGACTTTGCTATTGCAGCAGATCGTTTAACTAGAGATATAACTAACGTACCTTTCCGTGGAGAAACGGTACCTAAGACTCCTATTGAGCAAATGATTGGTGTTCCACCTGAAACTATTTTATCTAGGTTCTATAACCCTATTTCAGGGCCAGTTTATGCAATGAGTTATATTTTTAGTAAATTTTGGGCTAAACAAGCGTTAGAGGGAACAGAGCAAAAGTTGAAAGATATTTTGCTTAATCCAAAAGACGCGATGAAAGTTATGTCAATTGTTGCGCCGCAAGCAAAAACGATTGATCCAAAAAAGGTAAAAGAAGCTACTGATGTTATGACTAGATATGGAATTGATTATGTTAATGCCGCTACTAGAGACTTTTTAACTGGCGGTGCTCGAGGTCAAGTACAGCAAATGCAATCCGAGGAATAATCATGAACGAAATCAGCCATCGTGAGATATACGAACGACTTATAGCAGTAGAGAAAAAAGTAGATCGCGTCGAGGAAAACACCGCAGGTATGGTTAAGGCATTTGAAGCAGCCAGCGGTGCGTTTCTTGTTCTTGATTGGTTGGCTAAGTTTGCAAAGCCATTGATTGTGATTGGTACATTTATCGGTGGACTTATTATCGCAATTCAATCATTTAAGGTTAAGTGATCCAATGATTACTCTATTATCTACTCTCGTATCTTTCCTCGCTGGTGGTTTACCTAAACTGTTAGATTTCTTCCAGGATAAGTCCGATAAAAAACATGAATTAGCTCTTGCTCAGATCCAGAGAGAAAAAGAGTTAGAGGCTATGAAATTAGGCTTCCTGTCTCAACAGAAAGTAGAGGAAATCCGCACCGATCAGATTGCTTTACAGACCGCTGTTCAAGAGCGTGAGTCTCTTTATAAGCACGACATTGAGATCGGTAAAGGTGCAAGTCAGTGGGTTGTTAATGCTAGGACTATGGTTCGCCCTGGTATTACATACGGTCTTTTTATGCTGTTTTGCTTTGTAGAGATTGCTGGTTTTGTTTATGCATGGAAGATGGGTGCGGAATTCACCGTAATGTTAGATCAACTTTGGGATGACGAAACTCAGATTATCTGGTCTTCTGTCGTGGCTTTTTGGTTTGGAACCCAGGCGTTTAGTAAGAAATGAACGTAAGCCCTGAAGCCATTAGGGTTATTAAACACCATGAGGGTATTAAGTTAAAACCTTACCGTTGTCCTGCCTTGCTTTGGACTGTCGGAGTTGGGCATGTAATAGATCCTTCGCATATATCCGTCAAATTCGAGGATAGGAAGGCTCTGGCGATACCGGAAGGTTGGGATAGGATACTGACACCAGATGAAGTGGATAATCTCCTTAAAAACGATTTACAGCGGTTTGAACAGGGTGTTTTACGACTTTGCCCTAGTTATCTTACTCAGTGGCGCTTTGATGCGCTTGTGTCATTTAGTTTCAACGTAGGATTAGGGAATCTACAAAGGTCTACGCTCAGGATGAAACATAATCGAGGCGATTTTGATGGCGCAGCAGACTCGTTTATGATGTGGACTAAAGCAGGTGGTCGAGAGTTACCTGGATTAGTCAAAAGACGTAAAGACGAGCGAAGCATATATCTAATGGGATGACATGCTTGTTACTGAACAGTCTATCAAAGCGTCTTACAATCTTTTAAAAAAGACTGCTTTCAAAGACATACGGCTTCCTGTTAAAGTAAGGTTTAAAGCTCTTAACATGGAGAAGTTTTGGGGGCTTTATTACTGGCCCGACCAAGTTTTAGTAGTCAATAAAAAAGCAAAAACAATCGAAGACGTATTAAAGATCGTCGCACATGAAATGATCCATGCTGCGTTAGAACAAAACGCTGACTGTGATCATCACTTACACGATGCGAACTTCTACGCACTTGCTGAGATAGTTTGCAAAGAAATGGGATGGAAGGGCGGAATATGAAATCAAATTTTACTGATCAGCAATTCATAGATGCTTGGAACAAACTTAAATCAACGGCTGAAGTTGCAAAATATTTTAATCTTGCAGAATCTAATGTCCGTAGAAGACGTAGACGTATGGAAAAAAAATATGAAATTATTCTTCCTACGTTTGATAAATTGCACAGAGAAAAATACGATCAAACAATGCTCATTACAGCAGATCGTGTAGAGGTTAAGTTAAAAGTAAAAGACGGTGTTATTTTAGTGGCTGGTGATCAACATTACTGGCCTGATAGCGTTCCGGTAATGCACAAGGCTTATGTTTACTTAGCTAAAAAGTTTAAACCTTTTGCTTTGATCTGGAATGGCGATGCTTTTGATGGATCTTCCATTAGTCGTTTTCCGTCTATTGGGTGGGAGTCTAAACCTTCGGTAGCTGAAGAAATTGAAGCAGTACAGGATAGGTCTAGGGAGATTTTAAAAGCCTCTCCCAATTCAAAGAGAATCTGGACGGCAGGTAATCATGACTTAAGGATGGAAAGTCGTATTGCTACTAACCTTCCTGAGTTGCGAAACTTAAAAGGTGTGCATCTTAAAGACCATATCCCTGAATGGACACCTGCTTGGTTTGTTACCGTAAACGAAGGGCAACCAAGTCAAACTGAAATCAGACACAGGGAAAACGGTGGTATCCACGCTGGATACAACAATACCCTAAAGTCTGGTGTAAGCATTGTTACAGGACACGATCACAGGGCCGATGTTGTAGCTTATGACGATAGAAGGGGCCGCAGGTATGCGGTACGTCATGGGATGACCGCGGACTCATCTCGAGATCCGCAATTCGTTAATTACCTAGAAGGTAAAAAGACGAACTGGCAGTCAGGATTCGCTGTTTTAACTTATAAGAATGGAATCCTGCTTCAGCCAGAGTTAGCTCTCAAGTTTGACGAGGATTCTTTTGAGTTCCGTGGTGAGGTGATCCAGGTGTAAATTCATATTCTAAATCTAGACACCTAGAAGCCATGTCACACAAGGTATTGGCTTCTTCAGGATCTAGGAATTTAGACAAAATCAAAGTGTCTCTGATTACTTGAATATCTTCATAAGATAGTTTCATTTCTCCTCCAGTAGATTAACTATAACTCTTGCTTCGTCGAACATCTCTAACGCTAAATCAAAAGAATCCTTCCATCTCTCATTGTTTGTTTTGTAGGAAATATGCCTACAAATACCGGATTGAATAATCATTCCCGCACATTGAGAGCAAGACATAAATGGATAGGTATAAATCGTTGCTCCATTTAACGGTCTTTTCGCGGTGATTATTGCGTTAATCTCCGCATGGATAATCATCTTTAACTTAATGTCTCTATTGTTTAGCCTTTGATCTGTATCCTGTATTCGTCTTGGTAGACCGTTAAATCCTACTGATATAACAGTATTATCTGAATCTACAATTACAGATCCAACTTTAGTTGATGGGTCTTTGCTCCATGTCGATACAAGTTTTGCCATCTCCAGGTATCTCAGTTCCCACTTCATAAGTAGTCCACAATTCCATAAGTAAGCATGGTTTACCTTTATAGTTTCGTTGATCCTGCCGTGTATAGTGTTCTTTTATGATGTCTTGAATCGTTTTTTTTGGTACAGTTTTCACTTCGTTGCCCTCCCGTTTTGCCCCTCTATGTGAGGGGCTTTTTTTATCCTGTCTATCCAACGAATCTTTTGTTCAAACTTATTTCCAACACAATTTTCCCTGGCATCTCTAATTTTAGGATAAGTAACACCACCGTAAATTGCGTTATGTATTTCAATGGTGACTAAATAAGGATTCTTGCAATAATCTTCATCTCTTATTCCACCACTTTTAAAATGTTTGCAATTTACACAAATGTTATTCATTTTATGATTTCAATCTTTTTGCACTCTAGTTTTCCGGTCTGATAGCCAGTAAAAAGACATGCGATCATCAATATAAAAACAGCAATGAGTTCTGATATTTTCATGATTGGTAGGCGAGGCCGGAATCGAACCGGCAAGCGCTTTTTTTTCCCAATGATTTTTATAAGAGCCTTTTCCAGCACATTTTCTGCTGCAATACGGCCCTGATTTTTGTTTTTTTAAGTTTCCTAAAACATAATTTAAAAACTTTGTAAATTTAATATTGCAAGCAGGACAAATACCTTTAAATAATTTTCTTTTTCTATGAATTTGCAAAAATTCTTTTTTTGCATTGTCTGAACGAGACAAAATTTGCAAATTTTCAATCCTATTATCTTGAAAATTATTGTTTATATGGTCTACTGTCTCATGTTCTTTTAATTTTCTTCCAAGATGATTTTCCATTAAAAACTTGGGATAGGATTTTGTTTGTTTTTTTCCATTTTTATAAACCAAAATAACGTGCATCCTATTGTCTTTTCTTAAATATGGCCCATAAACTTTCATATTTTTCACCTATATAATTGGTACGGGCGGTGAGATTCGAACTCACACTTTGAGAATTTTAAGTTCTCTTTCTCTGCCGATTGGAATACGCCCGCTTACTTACATTATATAAATAATTTTAAGAAAAGCAATGTTTTGTGTTTACCAATTTCACCACTCGCCCAATCCTTATTTACGTTTCCTGATTACTGCGGGAAACGACTGATCCAGGACTTCTCTACGATACCTTGCAAAAGTCACGGAAACGTCCGTAGAGGCCGCATTAGTAGGTTTAAATACATTATCTAAAATGTAGATGTTCCTTTCTTTCAGATAAGACATAGACTTTTGAAGTTTCTCATTCATAAAGTTTGCCTTTGTAAGTTTCAGCAAGTTTTTTAAGATAATCCGAAACCGTTTTGTCTTGGATCATAGACGCTGCGGTTTCGAGTTCATCACATAAAACTTTTAGATAGTCTCTCAGTCTGTCGGTTCTCATTTCAGGATTTACCACGGAATGTCATCCTTCATAGTATTTACAGTTTCTTTCTGGACTGGAGCTTCACCACGGCTTTGCACTTCTTTGCCGATCTTCATACGGACGAAAGGATTTCCGTTACGGTCTGTCTTTTTGTAGACATCCAAGTAACAAACCTTACCGTCTGGAAGAACTACTTTTCCTCGGAAGTCTGCATGCCAGTCCTCTTTTTTCTCGTTGAGAAAAGCAGATCCTTCGCCAGGTTTCATTTCGTATGCCATATAAACTCCTATTTATGCGTTAATTTGAAAAACATCTCGTCTACTTCATCTAAGAACTGGATCGCAGCTAACTCTACTTCCTTCAATTCCTCCTTTGTCGGAGTGTAGATCTTGTGAAACAACTGCATGTCTTCAGGTAGTCTGTTATCAAACGCAACAAAGTGAACGAAGTCTCGTTTGGTACACAAAGCCTGGACGCACATTTGTTTCTTGTGATTATCTGGAATCTCATCTTTTAAAATGTATTCCAGCATCGTCTTTTCAGTAGGGCATTTCACTTCAATCAATCCACCGTCTGATGTAAAACCATCTGGTGAACAACCAAAGTTATCAATCGTCTGGTGATTCACGAATCCTACGTCTTCAATAAGAATACCTGTCTTTTGTTCAAAAGTCTCCTTTGCTAGAGGCTCTGCTTCAATTCCATGTTGCATTGCATCATTTACATACTTGGAAACGATGTTATTTGTAAGTCTTTCTAAGAGGATTTCCTTCTTGAGTTCATACCGCTTAGAAG